TTTGTAATTCAGATAATGATATTTTTCTTTCTCCGTATTTTTTATTTACATCAAGAATTACATCTGCTAATTCTTTAATATTTTGTATTTCTGTCTTAAAACTCAAAGCACCAATTAATTCATCAATTTGGTATTTATAATCTTTTACTTTTTTAGTACCATTATCAATTGGTTCTACAAAATTTAATGCATCTAATGTTGCATTTTTAAATGATGTTTTTAAATTATCTACAGATTTAACAGCTTCATCAACAACTAATTTTTGTTTATCAAATGCACCTACAACTTTTGCTGCTTCTAAATCTACTTCATTTATATTTTTACCCCCAGTAAATAAAACCAATCCCTTTTGAGGTTGTTGTCTTTTTTTAGCAACTTCATCAAAACCTTTAGAAATTTCTTGTAATAAATTTCTTTGTTTTTCTAAATTTACAGCAGCTTCAGTTAACTGTGATTTAAATCCTTCTGCAATTGCATTCTTAAGTAATGATTCAGTATATTTTTCAGTTGCAGCTGTTAATTTAGAAATATCTTCTGTTCCAGTAGTTATTTCACCAAAATATGCTTTATTTATTTTTTGTAATTCGCTTAAAGCATTTTTTCTTAATTCTTCTGAATTATTTAAATTAGTAACAACATCTGATAATGTTTGTATTTTAGTTATCTGTGCATCTACTCCGCCTGTTGATTCTGCAATTATCTGACCATTTGTTTTAAATGATTCGTTAAATTCTTCTTGTGATTTTGCAGCATCTCGTGTTACCTTAGATAATGTTGAAACTTTACCAAATATTGCATCTATAGCATCCCCAAGTGATCCATATTTTTGTATTAAAAATGTAACACCAGATGTAACAGCACTAACCGCAAATACAATTCCAGTAGGGCCAAGAAGTGTTGCACCCAAAGATTTAAATGCGTTTAAAACACCTCCGCTTTCTTTAATTAAATTACCAAATTGTTGTGTAAGTACAGGTAAATTGTTTTGAATACCTATAAATCCAAATGGCAAGTCTTGAACAACTTGGTTCAAACTTGTTAAAGCCATTTGCGACCTTTTACTAAAGTCATTTATTTGATTAGCCGCTTCTTCTAAGCCTTCAACTTTTGCCCTTATTTTAATTTGACCATCACTCATTGTGCTAATCTTTTAAACATTTCTTTTATGTCATTATCGTTTAGTCCATTTGATTCCAATTCATCTCCTGGTAATTGCCATAATCCCTCTGGCGATTTTGGTGCGGTTTTAGGATCACCATGCAATCTTACCATTGTAAACATTAATAACCTTGTTTGTTTATATAAGTCAATTTTTTTATTTTGATAACCTTTCATCATCAATGATAAATGTCTTGGACTCATAGAATAAAAATCATTAGGCAATAGCATTAATTCACCAAAAGCAAAAGATTCTATTTCCTCCCACGAGTAGTCTTTTTTTTTGATTCATCATTAACTTTAGATTCTGCTGATTTTAAAATATCATTATTTGTCCATAATTCTATTACATTTTTTATTTTTTCTAATATAATAGGATTATTTAAATTTTTTTCAACAAAATCAACAAAATATTCAAATTTATATTCTGGCACTACATCTTTTATGATGCAATTATTGTAATAACCACTATATAATATTTGTGCAAAGCCAATTTCAGTTAGTTCATTTCCATTATAAGAAATTTCACTTTTAAGTCTGCCTTGCAAATATCTAAATGATGCCATTCCAAATTTAAGTCCAATAGTATTTCCCTCAATATCAATTGTAGTATAATTCATAATTATGCAGTTATGTCAATAGTTCCAGTAGATGAAAGTGATCCGCTAAATTTGATAAAATCAGCAGTCGCTTGTGTAAGTGTTAAAGATGTTACATAAGCAGAAAACTGATGATAATAAACTGTTCCAACTGATGCTCCCGTTACTGTTGGACTTTGTACTCTTACAGAAACAAGTGTTTTGTTTATAGAAGCAGCTAATAAATCTTCATAAGATATTTGACTTACTGTAGGTGCAACTTCACATACTGCATCAAAATCAACTGATACTGCTGGTTCTCCTACTGATGTAAGAACACCACAGTTTGTTTGATCTGTTGCTGTGTCAAGTGTGGTGTTTACTGAAGAAGATGAAAGACATACAAGGTTTTTGTATGAACTACCACCAGTAACATCTACTTCAATGTTTTGTAATGAACCTAAAATCTGTTGTGCCATTTTATTTGTTTTTTATTTTTGATTAACTAAATTGTTTATTGTTATTATTTTTCTTACTATATAATTATTCCCTTCATTTAATGTTAAATACGTTGATGAACTTCTTTCTATAGGAAATATTTGAAAATAAGTATCACCTATATCTTGTAATTTAGTAGTTGGCATTAATATATTTAAAATTTGATTTGATATATTATCAACAATAGAATTATCTCTTTTTAAATATTGCTCTGAAAATATATCAATTGAAACTACTGAATTAGTTGTAAAATTTTGATTATTATTATCAGCCGTTTCCACTATATCAGTTATAATAACATAGTTTTGTGGTGTTGTTTCAAATGAATCATTACCATAAACAGGAACATCTTTTCCGTTATAGGTAATATTCCCATTTAAAATATTTAAATATGCAGTTCTTAAATTATTTGAACAGTCAAGCATATTTTTTTACAATTTGATTTATGTTTTTTAATATATTTTGTTGTCCAATAATTATAGATGGATATAAATATGGGCTTTTATCTAAATTTCCAGGATTAGATGTTTTGTAGCTCAAAGCAAATCGTTGCCATTCTGGTTCTAAAGATGGTACATAACTTGCTGCATATCGACCTGTTCCAAATTCTACGTATGCTGCATAATTAACATTACTACCAAATTCATAATTAAATTTACCTAATTTGTTTACATACAAACTTGATCGCAATCTTGAAAAATTTGCTGGTACTAATGTTTTTGCTTGTGTTATTATTTTTTCTATACCATCTCCCATTTCCATATCTATCTCATCCGATATTTTATTAAAATTAACTTTTATTCTATTAAAAGCTTCTTTAACACCAGTTATCTCAATATCCAATCTTGTTCTTGCCATTATATTACCACTTTTTTATATTGATGATAATTAAGCCCATCCCATGTAGGATATTCTTTAACTAAATTAGCTCTTGCTTCTCCTTGAAACTTCTTACCCCTATTTTCATACGACCAAGTTACTAAAGTCAAAATATCGCTTTTTATATCTTCTGGAAGTGAACTATAACCAGCTTGATAAGTAATTGTATAATTGCCTTCATAATAAAACCAAAGTTTATTACCAATTATCTCATAATCATCATTTTTAACTAATGTTTCAAATTGATTAAATCCTGTTTTCCATTTTACTTCATTAACACAAATCATTGGCCCATAAGGCAAATCTACCATCCAAACTCCAGGTATAGTTCCTGTAAGTTCAATATTTGCCTTTAAAAGTTTACTGCCGAAAGATACACCTGTCAAAAATTCTATGTGCTTTCTGGCACTTTCTATTAACTCTTTTATCATTGAATCATCATCAGTATAACTGATTCTCATCCAAGTTTTTGCATCTGTTAAGCTGACTGGCTCAACAACTACATCTGATAATACTGCAACATTATTTATATAAATCGCCATTTTTACTTATATTTATATGCCATTTCTCGCATCCATTGTTCAAATCTTTCCAATTCCCCATTTGTATCTTGCTCTTTTGCCCTTGATCTTGCTTTTCGCGATGCTGCCTTATAATTCTTTTCTTCATCCAATTTGACAATCGCGTTAACCCATTCTTTAATGTCATCCCTATTCTTTATATATATTCCAGCATTTCCACAATTTTCTTTCAGCCCAGGTGTTTCCGTTGAAATAACTGGAATCCCATAACACATCGCTTCAGTTGCAGTCATACCCCAAGATTCATACTTGGAAGGCATTAATAATAATCTTGTCAGCTTATAGACTTCTTTGATGTTAGAAGTATTTTCATAAACAGTAACATTCGGTAAGTTTGGTATGAATTGTTCATCATAACTACCTTTTACAGCTAAAAATGATTTATTTGGTAATGCCCTTGCAATTTGTTCAAAAATCTTACCGCCTTTATTTTCATTCAAGTTAATTAAAGTGATAAAATCGTTCTCCCAAGGCTCAGTATCAGAGTTTAAATGCGAATAATCTATTGGTGGTCGCAAAGTAAAGTTATCAAATTTATATGCCAATTCTTCTTTTAACCAGTTAGAGTTATACACAATGTGTTGATTTCTTTCAGCATTAATAATTTCTGGATATGGGTGTGAATTATGTATCAAATGAAATACTGGTTTTCTTATAATTGAAGCATAAGAAATAGTCCATTTTGTATAATCTAAATGTGTAAATACAACATCTGCCCAATTAAATAAATTTTCAACTACATTGGGATTTGGTGGGAATACATCAACTCCTTCAAATACATAATTATTTTTTATTTTATAATGATTAGCTTGATGCAGTAAAATTCTTACATGATGTCCTTTAGACATCAAATATTTATTCAGTCTATGAATCATGTATTCAGCACCGCAATTATGTTGTGGTGGATATAGGTGTATTGAGCAAAGTATATTCATATAAATTGATAGTTTACATAATATCCATATAAATCATTATTAAATAATAATTTCATATAAGGATATCGTTCAATAAAGTTATTTTTTGTCAAATCTGATTGTAAATGTGTTTCATAAATATTGCCATCAACCTCACCTTGTTCCATCTGGTATGGTATTGCTACCAAACATTTTTTACCACTATTATTAATATAGCTTAATAATTCTTGTGCATCGTTAAGTTCTATATGTTCAATTATATCACCCATTATGATATAATCATATTCACTTATATCAAAATCAAGAATATCAGCACAAAAAATGGTTGAATAAATAGAATCTAAGTCAAATTTGTCAATATATGGTTCATATACTTCAAGTGCATGAATTTTTCCAAAATAATGACCTAACATTATCCCATACTTCCCAGATCCAGCACCAACATCAAGAACCTTTGCGTAATTAGGAACATTACGCATTATATGCAATTTTACTTCTTCTTTATAATAATCAAATGAATAGGGCATAAAGTAAAAAAAAGGGGGATTTTCACCCCCTTTCGGTTATATCTAATTATTAGATTGCACCGTATATTGCAGCCGATGGCTGGAACTGTAGAAGTTCACATCTTGCTTCGCAACGGAATGTCAATAGATTTTTGATAAAATCATCTTCATTGAACTCTGTAGAACGAACTGCAAGACCACTTTGCTGTGCGATAGAATACTTAGTAGTATCCATAACATAAGCCTTAGAAGCAGTAACAAGTGAATGTGGAACTACAGGAACACCCATAATTCTTACATTACCATTGTTATCAATTGTAAGACCACCGGGAACACTATAAGAACCGCCACTTGGCAAAGTTTTAAGAACAGCAGCCCATCCAGCATAAGTTGTAAGGATAAGGTTTGCGTTCCAGTTTGCAGATCCAAGCTGTGCGATGTAATCAATGAACTTCTCAGCAGTATTAGCACCTGAAGAAGAACCAGCAGTTGCAGCAGATGCAATTGCATTTAGATAATAAGTATCTTCTGCTTTTTGGAAATCTTCAATCAAAGAAGATTGCAAATAAGATTGCAAGAAAGGAAGATCATCAATCATCTGACGGCTAACTTTAGCATAACCTGCGATGAAAGACAATGCTGTGTTTACAACTGTTACATCGTAATCAACTTGTGCTTTACCAGAACCTTCAGTTTGCTTACCGAAAGAACCTTCACCAACAGGAGTATTACCGCGTGGGAAAGATACTGAACCTGTAGAAACAGGAAGGATATTGAATACTGAACGAAGATGTGGGTTAACATATGC